CAAGGGTCGGACGAGACGCTGCGCGCCGCGCGCAACACGCTTCTGGGCGAGACATGGGTCGAGTCGGGCGACGCGCCGGAATGGCAGCGGCTGGCGGATCGGCGGGAATCCTGGAAGCCGGGCACTGTGCCAATGGCGGGGCTGTTCCTGACGGCCGGGGCCGACGTCCAAAAGGACCGGATCGAGGTTGACATCTGGGCCTGGGGCCGAAGCCTCGAGTCCTGGCTGGTCGATCACATCGTCATTCCGGGCGGGCCTGACGATCCGGCAGCCTGGGACAAGCTGACCGGCCTGCTCGGCCGGTCGTGGAAGCATGCCAACGGCGCCTTCATGACCGTAGCGCGGCTGGGCATCGACACCGGCTACGAGGCTGCGGCCGTCTACGCCTGGTCGCGCAAGGTCGGGTTCGAACAGGTGGCGCCGCTGAAAGGCCTCGAGGGCTTCAACCGGGCAGCGCCAGTCTCGGGCCCGACCTATGTCGACGCCACCATCGGTGGGAAACGCCTCCGCCGGGGCGCGCGGCTCTGGTCAGTGGCCACGGCGACGTTCAAGGCGGAGACCTATCGGTTCCTACGGATCGAACGGCCGTCCGACGAGGACCGGGCGCTGGCCGTGCTGGACGTGCCCGGCACGATCCATCTTCCCGGCTGGGCCGACACCGAATGGCTGAAACAGCTGGTAGCCGAGCAGCTGGTCACGATCCGCAACAAGCGCGGCTATGCCCATCAGGAATGGCAGAAGATGCGGGAGCGGAACGAGGCGCTGGACTGCCGGGTCTACGCCCGCGCAGCGGCGTGGATCCTTGGCGCCGACCGTTGGGACGAAGCCACCTGGCGGCGGCTGGAAGCTCAGGCGGGAGTCGAAACGCGCATGCCAGCAGCCATCCCGGCTGACGCCGCACCACCCGATCCGGCCCAGCCCAAGGCCGGAACCCTGACCACGCCGCGCCGGAAACGGCGGGCCTACACTCCGAACTTCATGAGGGACTGATGGATCTGGAACGCATGCAGTCCCTGCTGACCGCACTGCAGGAAGCCCGCTTCGCCGGGCTGCGCAGCGTCAGCTACGACGGCAAGACCGTGAATTATGGTTCGGATGCGGAACTGGCCGCGGCCATTCGCGATCTCGAAGGCCGCATTGCAGCGGCTAGCGGCAGTTCCGTCCGACGTCGCCGCTGGGGCACGGTCGCGACGAAGGGTCTGTGACGATGGTCTTCGACGCCTTCCGCGCCCGCCTCGGGTCCATCATCGGTGGCTTCGACGCGGCGCAGTCCCATCGGCGCATGCGCGGGTTCCGGGCCACCCGCGCGCATGTGAACACGCTGATCGCCGCTTCCGGCGAGACGATCACCGCCCGTGCGCGCTGGCTGGTGCGCAACAACGGCTATGCCGCGAACGCCGTCGACGCCTTCGCCAACCATGTCGTCGGCGACGGGATCAAGCCGTCCTCGAAGATAAGTGAGGCCGCGAAGAAGGAGGAGCTGCAGAAGCTTTGGCTCGCCTGGACCGACGAGGCCGATGCCGAGGGTCTGACGGACTTCTTCGGGTTGCAGCGCCGGGCAGCGCGTGAGGTGTTTCTGGCGGGCGAGGTCTTCCTGCGCATCCGCACCCGGCGGCAGGAGGACGGGCTGACCGTACCGATGCAGCTGCAGATGCTGCCCTCGGAAATGCTGCCCCAGGACATGACCCGCCTACTGCCCGGCGCGGGATCGATCCGGCAGGGCATCGAGTTCGACGGGATCGGACGCCGCGTCGCCTACCACTTCCTGCGCCGCCACCCCGGCGACATGACCGATCCGGGGCTGGCGGGCGAAACGGTGCGCGTACCAGCCTCCGAGGTGATCCATATCCTCGACCCCGTCGAGGCGGGCCAGCTGCGCGGGGTGTCGCGCTTTGCGGCAGCCGTAGTGAAGCTCTTCACGCTGGACCTCTACGACGATGCGGAACTCGAGCGGAAGAAAACCGCGGCGATGTTCGCGATGTTTATCACTTCCCCTGCTCCGGAAACCGCCCTCGATCCGGCCGAGGACGATCTGGAGGTGGAACCGGGCCAGGTGGTGCGACTGGACCCGGGCGAGGATGTCACCACGCCTTCGACGCCGGATTCCGGGTCCACCTATGAACCGTTCCAGTACCGCACGCTTCTGCAGATCGGCGCAGCGCTGGGCGTGCCCTATGGGTACCTCACGGGTGACACCGCCAAGGGCAACTTCTCCAACACCCGGATCGCCTTGGTCGACTTCCGCCGCCGGATCTCGGCCTTCCAGCATTCGGTGATGGTCTACCAGCTCTGCCGCGCCGTCTGGACCCGCTGGATGGACATGGCGGTGCTGGCCGGTGCCATCGACCTGCCAGGCTATGCCACGGAGCGGCGGCGATACCTCGCCTGCGATTGGCTCCCCACAAAATGGGACTGGATCGACCCGGCCAAGGATGCCGCGGCCGAGATCCTGCAGATCGAGGCGGGCCTGAAATCCCGCACGCAGGCCATCGCCGAACGCGGCTACGACGCAGAGCAGGTCGACCGGGAAATCGCGGCCGAACGCAAACGCGAGGCGGAACTGGGTCTCGACTTCCGGCGGCCGGGATCCCCGGCGCAGGCGGCCGGTGGCGGCAGCGAGGATCAGGACGGCGAAACGCAACCTGACAAAGAGGACCAGCGCGAGAACGACGATGGCGAGGACCGGGAACCCCGGCCCGCGGAGGAAGGATGATGCACCACACCCAGATCGCCCAGCGCGTCTTCAACACGCCCCTGATGGTCGACCCCGCCAAGGCGCTGGCCTTCCTGACCGGGCTTGGCCCGCGGATCACCGGCAGGGAAATTACGTTCGAAGGAATGGCGGTGGATACCGCAGATCAAGCTACCGCCACCCTGCCCACCCGCGCCTCGCTGTTCGGCGATAACCTGACCAACCGCCAGGCACGGAATGGCAGTCAGCCCTTCGCGGTGGTGGACGGAATCGCGGTCATCGAAATCGCGGGCACGCTGGTCCATCGCGGGGCGTGGATCGGGCAGTCATCGGGCCTGACCTCCTATGAGGGGATTGCAGCCCAGCTGCAGGCAGCGCTGGCCGATCCTGCGATCCGCGGTATCGCCCTCGACATCGACAGCTTCGGTGGCGAGGTCGCGGGGGCCTTCGATCTGGCGGATCGCCTCCGCGCCGCGAGGGCGCAGAAGCCGGTCCAAGCCTTCGTCGCCGACCACGCCCTCTCGGCCGCCTATGCGCTGGCGTCCCAGGCCGACCGGATCATCCTGCCCCGAACGGGGGCCGTCGGCAGCATCGGCGTCGTGGCCATGCACAGCGACATGAGCGGGGCGCTGGACCAGAAGGGCATCGCCGTCACGCTAATCCACGCAGGCGCGCGCAAGGTCGATGCGAACCCTTACCAGCCCCTGCCCGAGGCCGTCCGCACCCGGATCGCGGGCGAGTTGGAGGACCTGCGCCAGCTTTTCGCCGAAACCGTCGCCGAAGGGCGCGGACGCCGCCTCGACACCCTACGCGCGCTGGGCACCGAGGCCGCCGTCTTCCGCGGCGAGGCGGCTGTGCTCGCCGGTCTTGCCGATGAGGTGGCTGATCCGGTCACCGCCTTCCGCGCTTTCTCCGCCGCACCCCGCGGCACATCCACCCTCACATCCAACCCCAAGGGAAAGGGCCCGATGATGACCACTGCCCCCGAAGACCATGCGCAGCCTGCGGCCGCGCCAGCCGCCAGTCCCACGCCGGAACCGGCCCCGACCGCGGCAGTCGCACCGCCGCAAACCAAGTCGACCGCGATGTCGTCCGAAGCCATCCGTGCCGAGGCGGCTGAGGTTGCGCAGGTCTGCGCGCAGGCCTCCCGGCTCGGCGTCCAGATCGATGCCGCCGATGCCGTCGCCAAGGGTGTGAAACCCGAGGCCCTGCGCGCCAAGGTCCTGGCCGACCTTGCCGCCCGCAGCGATGCCGCGGGCATCATCGCCACCGCTCCTGCGGCTGGCACCAAGGAAAGCCCCATCGTGGCGGCCGCCAAGAAATCGGCCGCCGCCTCGCGCTGACAATTCCGCCCGCGCTGGGCGCCCCCATCCCACCAACATCCTGGAGACTTAACCATGCCCGTCCTGACGGAACCGCCCAGCATGGGCGACGTCCTTAAATACGAGGTCAACCCGAACTACACCCGCGAGGTGATCACCCTGCAGCTGGGCCTGTCCTATCCGGCAGGGTCGGTCCTGGGGCGCATCACGGCCAGCAGCAAATACACCCTCTCGCCCGCGACCGGGGCCGACGGTTCGCAAACCGCGGTCGCCGTCCTGCTCTACCCGGTGAACGCCACGCTGGCAGACGCCGTGGGCATCGTGGTCACTCGCGGCCCCGCCATCGTCTCGCGCGCCGCCCTTGCATACGAGGCCACGGTCAACGACGCGGCCAAGATCGCCGCAAAGATCACCCAGCTGGGCGCTGTCGGCATCATCGCCCGCGACGGCGTCTGACGCAGACCACCCGGCCGCGCCCATCCCCTCATTCCCCGGAGTCCCACCATGACCCTCGTCCGCAATCCCTTCGACGCTGGCGGCTATTCGCTGGCCGAGATGACGCAGGCCATCAACATCCTGCCCAACCTCTACACCCGCCTCGCCCAGATCGGCCTCTTCCGCTTCGAAGGCGTCAGCCAGCGCTCGGTCATCATCGAACAATACGAAGGCGTCCTGAGCCTGCTGCCTTCCGTCCCCCTCGGCGGCCCGGCCACCGTCGGCACGCGCGAGGGTCGCTCGATGCGATCCTTCGCCCTGCCGTGGATCCCGCATGACGACGTGGTCCTGCCTGCCGACATCCAGGGGCAACCTGCGCTGGGCGCCTTCGACGCCGCCGATCCGCTCGTCGAGGTGATGAACCGCAAGCTGCTCCTCATGCGCCGCAGGCACGCCCAGACCCGCGAATACATGGAGATTAACGCGCTCCGCGGCATTGTGAAGGACGGAGCCGGGACCACCCTCTACAACTACTTCACCGAATTCGGCCTGGCGCAAATCTCGGTGGACTTCGTGCTGGGCACCGCGGGCACGAACGTGCAGGGCAAGGTCCGTGAGGTGCTGCGCGCCATCGAGGACAATCTCCTCGGCGAGGCCATGACCTCCGTCCATGCCCTCGTCAGCCGCGAGTTCTTCGACAAGCTGATCGCGCATCCGAAGACCGAGGAGGCTTACAAGTTCTACGCCTCGACCGGCGCCCAGCCCCTGCGCGAGGATGTGCGGCGCAACTTCCCCTTCGGCGGGATCCTGTTCGAGGAATACGCAGGGACGGTCACCCTCTCGACCAAGACCACCGAACGGCTGGTCCCGGCGAACGAGGGCATCGCTTTCCCGCTCGGCACGATGGACACCTTCACCACCTATGGCGGCCCCGCGAACCTGCTGGAAACGGCCAACACCATCGGCCTGCCCCTCTACGCCCGCCAGCATCTCGACGAGAAAGGCCGCTGGATCGACGTGATGACCGAGGCCTCGATCCTGCCGGTCAACAAGCGGCCGCGGCTGGCGATCCGCCTGCACTCGTCGAACTGACGGAACTACCCATGTCCGTCTTTGCCGCCGCCATGGACCGCATCTTCACCCAGGCTGACATGGCGGCCCCGGCCCTCTGGATCTCTGCCACCACCTCCGAGGAACGCCCCATCCGCATCATCCGCCGCGCGCCCGACCGCGTCACCGACTTCGGCGCTGGCCGGTTCGTCAGCGACACGACGGTGGTCGATGTGCGCGTGTCCGACCTCCCCGCCCCGCGCCCGGGCGACGTAATCGTCATCGGCGCCGACAGCCATGTCATCCAGGGAGAACCCCTGCGCGACCGGGAACGGCTGATCTGGACGCTGGACCTGCGCCCGGCGTGATCCGATGAAACTGAAGCTCACCATCGATCCTGACATCGTTGCGATGATGCAGGCGGAAATCGCTGCGGGCGAGAAGGCGGTCACCACCGCCATGCGCGAGGCGGGCGCGGGCCTCAAATCCGCCTGGCGCAGCCAGATCACCGGCGCGGGCCTTGGCACACGGCTCGGCAACTCGATCCGGCTGGCTACCTATCCCAAGGGCGGCGAGAGCCTGAACGCCGCGGCGCTGGTCTGGTCCAACGCCCCGGTGATCGTCGGCGCGCATGACACCGGGCCGCTGATCCGGTCGCAGAGCGGCTTCTGGCTGGCGATTCCCACCGCCGCCGCAGGCAAATCCACCCGCGGCGGCCGGATCACCCCAGGCGAATGGGAACGCCGTACGGGGCTGCGCCTGCGATTCATCTACCGGCGCCGGGGGCCGAGCCTGCTGGTGGCGGAGGGACGGTTGAACAGCAAAGGGCGCGCGGTGGCATCGCGGTCGAAGTCTGGCCGCGGGCTGACGACGGTGCCGATCTTCCTACTCGTGCCACAGGTCAAGCTGCGCAAGCGGCTGGATCTGGTGCGGGATGCGGAACGGGCCATCGACACCGTGCCGGGGCGGATCGTCGCGGGGTGGACGCCAATCGGCTCGTCACGGTAAACGGCCTGCGCTTCCAATCTTACCGCTACGCTGCATCGTCCTCATCATGTTCCACGCTTTCGGCAATGCGCAGTTCGGCAACATCGTCGGTGAAATCGGTGAAAAAGTTCAGCTGTGGGTCATCGCGATGAACTTTGTTCATTCTATCGACATCACACACCGCCCTGTAGACATCGCTGGCAATCGCATCGCGCCTCTGTTTGACAGACTTCTGGCGAAGCGATGGTGAGCCACCCGTGTCGGTGTCGAAGTAGTGTTTGATGGCCTCTCCGCCCTCAAACAGCGTGGCCGACTGAAATGCCCGATACGTGAAGCGTCCGTCTTCGTCCCAACGCTTTGCCTGACGCAGAGACTGGGTCACCTGCCGTCGTAGCATCTGCTTTACATCGACCGGGTTCGGTACGAGCCGACGGTTGGACAAAGCCCAGTCGACGAACTCACCCGGATCGGCCGACTCGTAGCCCGTTTCAGCAACCCACTCTTCCCAAAGGTTCACAACCTGCTCGCTGAAGTTTGCCATGTTTCGGCCTCCTCAAAGTTCCACGCGGGCGACTTCGTCCCACCCGTCGACAGCTTCCCACTCTTTCAGGAAAGCTCGAATGCTTGTCTGATACTTACGCAACCAGTTGTGGCGGTTCGTCTTGTGCTGGATCTGCCCGATGACGATCGCCGGATGTATCTGTGCCCGTGCTGCAAATGCGCGGACGTCTTTTTCGGAAATGTAGGGACTCTTTCTAAGAATGAAGGACTGCAACATCGCCTGATCGACGCAGAAATCAGCAGCCGCAGCATTCGCGAGCTTTTCGCATTCCGGCAGATCGGGGTTGCCTGAACCCAGATTTCCATCAAAATCGTCAATTGGCGCGAACGTATCTTCGCGGCCATCGCCGCGAAGGACGTGCTCGATTTCATGGCGCAAAACAAAGCAGAGGTTATCGATCCGATCTAGCCGGTTGGTGAGACCGATCACCGGCTGATCATCGAGCCAAGTGCAAACGCCATCAATCTTCGATCCGGCGATCTGTTCGACTAGGACCAGCCTTACGCCGCACTTCTTCAACAAGGTTGGAATTCTTGGCAGATCATCGGGATCGATAAAATGCGACCGAAGAGTTGAAAGAACACCGCGCAGGGCATCCTCAGAATACTTCGGGCAATCGATTGTTTGCGCAACACTTCGCACACGATGAAGCCACACATACTGGCCCGGAAGAATCTCCGAATATGAGGTTTTCCGAGCAGCGTGAGCAATGACTGGAGCTTCACTGACGAACGGAACCTCATCACGACGGCTCTTGCCAAAAAATCGCACCATCTGCACATCAAGCAGGCTGCTCTCTGTATCTTCGATCCAACCGCGCTTAATCATCTCGCGAACCGGAAAAACCGCAGCCCAGGATGCTCGCGTCCGCACGCCGGGATCCGCTTTCTTTGCCCGACCCAAATCGTAATGTTTCTGCAGATTCATGAAGAATTCTGCAGGCATGTCAAAAGCGTCTCCCAGCATGTTCGCGGAGTCAGGCGTAACGTCCGTCTTACCCTTGATAAGACGATTCAACTGGCTGACATCCCATCCCAATACGAATGCCAAATCAGCCTGCGACCAGCCCCTCGCTTCAAGTTCTTCGGCGATGAACTCCCCAGGATGCTCCGAAGGTAGGATTTCAAGACTGGCCATCAGTGATAGTCCTCAATGCTCAATATCGTGATCGTCGGCGGTTTGGTCCCTTCTTCCAGGGTGAAAACCAGTCTGAATTGGTCGTTCAGACGCACAGACCGCTGACCATCTCGTCCCCCTCTAAGCTTCTCGTAGTGCAGACTCTTCCAGTTCCGCAGCGACCTCTCATCTGGTGCGGCACGAAGCACTGTGAGCTTTCGCCGCGCAGACTTGATGATTGCCACCGAAAGACGCGTGGTCCCGGCTTGATCGGTCTCGATGAGTGCAAGTGTGGCATCAGCGAATACTACTTCCATTGCCATCTTCTACCGCTCCGCGGGCCGCCACGCAACGTGAAATTGACTAGATGAGTCAATTTGGTTTTTATGTAGCATATACTATGGGTTAGGATAACTTTGCGATGCCCACCACCCGCGAAACCGTCCTCGCCGCGCTGCACGCGCGGCTGCAACCGCTTGCCGCCCTCGCCCTGCGTGACGAGGTGCTGCCCGAGCGGATCCCCGCGGCCGGGCTGATCATCCTGCGCGACGGCCAGCCGGGCGAGCCGGAAGTGACGCTGTCACCGCTTCGCTATCACTACCAGCACCGGGCCGAGCTGGAGATCGTCGTTCAGGCGGGCACCGGCCGGGCCAGCGCCTTCGACGACCTGGTCGCCGCCATCGGCACGGCGCTGGAGGCTGACCGGACGCTGGGCGGCCTCTGCGACTGGGTCGAACCCGAGGCCCCGGCCTCGGTCGACCTGCCGGTCGAAGGCGCGGCGGCCCTGAAGGCGGCGGTGATCACCGTCATCCTGCATTACACCACGACCGGCCCTCTGGCCTGACACCCCCACATAGGAGACCCCCATGGCACGCGCACACGGCGCGCGGGCGCAGATGGCGCTTGCGTTCGAGACAGTCTACGGCACCCCGCCCGCCAGCGGCTATCGGCTGATGCCCTTCGCCCGCACCACGCTGGGTGCGGAACAGCCCTTGCTGAATTCTGAGCTTCTCGGATACGGCCGCGATCCCCTGGCCCCGATCAAGGACGCCGTCACCGCCGATGGCGAGGTGGTCGTGCCGATCGATGTGGAGGCCTTCGGCTTCTGGCTGAAGGCGGCTTTCGGCGCCCCGACCACCACGGGGACCACGCCAAAAACCCACACTTTCCAGTCGGGCAACTGGTCCCTGCCTTCCATGGCCATCGAAGTCGCCATGCCCGAAGTGCCGCGGTTCGCGATGTATGGGGGCTGCGTCATAGACCAGCTTTCGTGGCAGATGAGCCGGTCAGGGCTGCTGACCGCTACCGCCCGGCTGATCGCGCAGGGCGAGGCCATCGCTGCCACCACGGCCGCGGGCACGCCGACCGCGCTCGGCCTGCAGCGCTTCGGCCATTTCAACGGGGTGGTGAAGCGCAATGGCACGGCACTGGGCAACGTCGTCTCGGCCGAGATCACCTATGCCAACGGCCTCGACCGGATCGAGACCATCCGCAACGACGGCAAGATCGAAGGCGCCGATCCCGGCATGGCCGCACTGACCGGCCGGATCGAGGTGCGCTTCGCCGATAGCGCCCTCGTCACCCAATCCATCGACGGCACGCCCTGCGAGTTGGAGTTCGCCTACAGCCTCGGGGCGAATGCCAGTTTCACCTTCACCGCCCATGCCGTCTACCTGCCCGTCCCTCGGATCGAGATCCCCGGGCCCCAAGGCATCCAGGCGACCTTCGACTGGCAGGCGGCCCGCGCCACCAGCCCCGCCCGCATGTGTACCGCCGTCCTCGTCAACACCGTCACGGGATACTGATCATGATCCGCCTGAACCTCACGAACCGACCCAAATGGCTGGACCTGCTGCCCGGCCTTCGCGTGCTGGTGGCCCCTCTCACCACCGCGCTGATGGTCTCGGCACGCGCCGATCCCTTGATCGACAATTTGTCGGAGGCATCAAGCCAGGAGGACTTGGCGCTGGCCATGGCCAAGGCTGTCGCCCGCCGCGCGGTCCTGGAATGGGAAGGCGTCGGCGACGATGACGGCAACCTCGTACCCGTCAGCCCAGCCGGGATCGACGCCCTTCTCGACATCTGGCCGGTCTTCGAAGCCTTCCAGGCGGAATATGTCGCCCGCGGCCTGATGCTGGATCAGGAAAAAAACGCCTCCGCGCCCTCGCCGACTGGTCCTTCGGCGGGGGCGACGGCTACTGCGCGGCCTGCTCGGGCCCCTGCCCCGACTGCCCCGCAAGACTGAATCGGCCGCAGACGGTCGAGGGCTGGCAGGTCTGGGATCTGACCCAGCGCCTCGGCGGCCAGCTGCGCATCGCGCCGGGGGCGGTCATCGGTTGGGACATGGGCGCGGCGCTGGCATTGGCGCAGGCGCTGGGCGTCAACGCCCTGATCGCCGCCGAGCTGCTGCCCGAGATCGAGGCGGTGATGGTGCGCAAACTCAACGAGCAGATGGAAGGACGCCGGAATGGCTGAAAAGAAGGTCTCCGTCCGCCTCATGGCGGAGGGCGGACGCCGCGTGCGTGCCGAACTGGAGGGTGTCGGCGAGGCCGGTGCCCGCGGCTTCGGTCGTCTCTCGCGCGAGATGGAACTGGCGAACACCCGGCTTGCGGCCTTCGCACGCCGTGCTGGGCTTGCCCTCGGGGCCGCAGCCGCAGCGGCGACAGCCTCGCTCGGCCTGATCGTCCGCTCCACCGCCGAGAGTGCCGCGCAGATCCGGCAGTTCGCGCAGGTCGCCAATGCCACGCCCGAGGCCCTTCAGCGCTGGTCGGCAGGGGCGCGGACGGTGGGCATCGAACAGGAGAAGCTGGCTGATATCCTAAAGGACGTGAACGACCGGGTCGGCGATTTCCTGCAGACCGGCGGCGGGCCGATGGCGGATTTCTTCGAGAATGTCGCCCCGAGGGTCGGTGTCACCGCTGACCAGTTCGCGCGTCTATCGGGGCCGGAAGCCCTGCAGCTCTATGTGGACACGCTGGAACGGGCGGGTCTTAGCCAGCAGGAAATGATCTTCTATCTGGAGGCCATGGCGTCTGACGCCACGCGGTTGATCCCCCTCCTGCGCAATGGCGGGGCGGAGATGGCCCGGCTGGGCGACCAAGCTTCCGATCTTGGCGCGGTTCTGGACAGCGACGCGCTGGAAGCCCTGCGCCGCACGCAGCTGGCGCTGGGCACCGTATCGCTGGTCTTCGACGGGTTGCGCAACCGCATCGCCGTCGCCGTGGCCCCGACCATCGAGGCGCTGGCCAATGCCTTCGTTGCGCTGGCCTCGGATGGCGGGATCCTGCGCTCGGCCATCGACATCCTGATCGGCAACCTCGGCCGTCTCGCCTCCTACGCCGCGACCTTCGCTGCTGTCATGGCGGGGCGCTGGGTCGCAGGCATGGCGGCCGCCGCCCTGTCGGTTCGCGGCCTCGCTACCGCGCTGGTCTTCCTTCGCGGCGCCCTGATCCGCACCGGCATCGGGGCGCTAATCGTCGGTGCGGGCGAACTGGTCTACCAGTTCTCGCAGCTCGTCGCCCGGGTCGGCGGTGTGGGCGAGGCGTTTCGCCTGCTCGGCGATCTGGCCCGCGAGGTCTGGTCGCGCATCGGACTGTCGCTCGACGCTGCCCTCGCGCGGATGGCGGCTGGATGGGAGGGGCTGAAGGCGGCTGGTCTCTCGGCCCTCGAGGGCACCATCGCGGGCGTCGTCAGCTTCGGCGACCGGACGGCGGCGATCTTCCAGGGGGCATATGATGCGGCGGTGGCGATCTGGGGCAGTCTGCCCGGGGCCATCGGCGACTTCGCCTTTCAGGCCGCGAACGGGCTGATCTCGGGCGTCGAGGCGATGCTGAACGGCGTCGTCACCCGGATCAACAGCTTCATCGAGACCCTGAACGCGGCCCTTGCGCTGCTGCCGGAATGGGCCACCGGCGAAGGTGGCGTTCGGATCGGCGTCCTCGACCCGGTGGAACTCGGCCGCATCGGCAACCCCTTCGAAGGCGCGGCGACCGCAGCCGGTACTGCCGCGGCAGATGCTTTCTCGGCCGCGCTGTCGCGGACCTACCTCGAGCCGCCTGATCTTGGCCTCGGCGCGATGGCCGACGATGCCCGCGCTCGGGCAGACGGCTATCGCGAAGCGGCCGGGATGCTGGCCGATGCCGCCGGTCGGCCGCTCGCCAGCTGGCAGGCGCTCAAGGATGCCGTCACCGGCACGGGGACGGAAGCCGAGACCGCACTCGCCGATGCAGCCGCTTCGGCAGATGCCCTCATGGCAGGGCTGAACGACACGACCACCGCCGCCGAGGGCGCGGGCAGCGCCGCACGCGACGCCGGATCTGCGGCGGCCGAAGGCGCGGACACGGCACTCACCGGCTGGCAAGCCGTCACCGCAGCCCTCGCCGACTACGCCGCCAAGGCGCGCGACATTGGCGGGGACATCGGCAGCGCGCTGGTGGGCGCGTTTCAGAGCGCCGAGAATGCCATCGGCGACTTCGTGAAGACCGGGAAGCTCGATTTCCGCGATCTGGTCACCTCGATGATCGCCGATCTCGCCAAGCTTGCCGCCCGGCGCTTCATCCTCGGCCCCATCGCCAATGCTCTTTCCGGCGCGCTGGGCGGGGCGGGTGGCATCTTCGCGAATATCCTTCATACGGGCGGCGTGGTCGGCGCCCCTGGCCCCAGCCGGATGGTCCCGGCGCTGGCCTTTGCGGGTGCCCCGCGCATGCACAACGGGGGCTGGGCCGGGCTGCGGCCCGACGAGGTGCCCGCAATCCTGCAACGCGGGGAGCGGGTCCTCTCCCGGCGTGAGGCGGCAGCGTACGGCCAGGCGGGTGGCTCGACTGTCAACGTCACGATCAACGCCCGTGACGCCGAGAGCTTCCGCCAATCGCGCACGCAGGTGGCAAGCGACATCGCCCGCGCCGTATCGCTGGGCCGAAGGGGGATGTGATGGCCTTCCATGAAGTTCTCTTTCCGGACAACATCAGCCGTGGCGCGCGCGGCGGCCCGGAACGCCGCACCCAGATCGTCGAACTGGCAAGCGGGGCCGAGGAACGCAACGCCAGCTGGGCCAACAGCCGCCGCCGCTATGACGTCGCCTATGGCATCCGCCGCGCGGATGATCTTGCCGCGGTTGTCGCTTTCTTCGAGGCAAGGAACGGCCGCCTGCACGGCTTCCGCTTCAAGGACTGGGCCGATTTCAAGTCCTGCCTGCCATCACAGACGCCGGGCCCGACCAACCAGCCGATCGGCACCGGCAACGGGGCGGCCACTCTTTTCCAGCTGACCAAACGCTACACCTCCGGCGCGCAGTCCTGGACGCGGGCCATCACCAAGCCCGTCGCCGGTACCGTCACCATCGCCCTGAACGGGACGCCACAAGCCTCCGGCTGGTCGGTCTCCACGACATCCGGCCTCATCACCTTCACCACCGCCCCGGCCGCGGGCGTGGCCATCACCGTAGGCTTCGAATTCGACGTCCCAGTCCGCTTCGACACCGATGCCCTCGACGTCACCCTCGACCTCGAACACCTCGGGTCAATCACCTCGATCCCTCTCGTGGAAATCCGCACATGAAGTCTCTGATCCCCGCGCTGCAGGCCCATCTCGACGATGGCACAACGACGCTCGCCTGGTGCTGGCGCATCACCCGGGCCGATGGCGTGACGTTCGGATTCACCGACCACGACCGGACCCTGTCATTCGACGGCACCGCGTTCGAACCGGAAAGCGGGCTGACGGCGTCCGAGGTCCGGTCGGGGTCGGACCTATCGGTGGACGCGCAGGATGCTCAAGGCGTGCTGTCCTCCGACCGGATCACCGAGACCGACATCCTCGACGGCCGATGGGACAATGCGGCGGTCGAGGTCTGGCGGGTGAACTGGGCCAGCCCGGCGCAGCGCGTGTTCCTGCGCCGAGGGGCCATCGGCCAGATCCGGCGCGGGCGGCTCGCTTTCGTGGCGGAGGTGCGGTCGCTGGCCCATGTCCTCGGCCAGACGGTGGGGCGGACATTCCAGGCCAGCTGCGATGCCGCGCTGGGCGACACGCGCTGCTCCGTGAACCTCGAGGCCCCGGCCTTCAAAGGGAGCGGCGCGGTGATCGATGTGCTCCGGGACAGGGCCTTCACGGCCTCCGGCCTCGGCAGTTTCGTGGCGGGCTGGTTTGCCTTCGGCCTTGTCGAATGGTCGACCGGGACGAACGCCGGGCGACGGGTTGAAGTGCTGTCGCACGACCTCGTCGACGGGGTGGCGATCCTGACCCTGCTCGAGGCGCCGGTACGACCGATCACGGCGACGGATGCCTTCGTGATCCGGGCGGGCTGCGACAAGCGGATCGCGACCTGCGGGACGAAGTTCGCCAATGTCGCCAACTTCCGGGGCTTCCCCCACATCCCGGGCCAGGACGCGGTCCTGCGCTACGCGACGAAAGACGGCGGCCATGAGGGGGCGGTGCTGTGAGGGCCGCCGATCCCGCGCGCGTCATTGCCGCAGCCCGAACCTGGCTTGGCACGCCTTATCACGACCAGGCCAGCCTGCGCGGGGTCGGCTGCGATTGCCTCGGCCTCGCGCGCGGGGTCTGGCGCGAGGTCGTCGGCCCGGAGCCGTTCCCGATCCCGCCCTACAGCCGCGATTGGGGCGAGACCTGCCCGCGCGAGGTGCTGGCTGACGGCACGCGGGCGATGATGCCGGAAATCGCACCGGCTGACGCCCCACCCGGCGCGCTGATCCTGTTCCGCATGATGCCGCGCGCCATCGCCAAGCATGTAGGCATCCTCACCGGTCCTGACACTTTCCTTCACGCCTACGAACACCTCGGCGTGATCGAGGAACCGCTGACGCCCGCATGGCGACGCCGCATCGCCTTCGCTTTCCTCTTCCCCGCACGCTGAGATTTTCCCATGGCCACGCTCGTCCTCGGCGCTGTCGGTTCCGCCATCGGCGGGGCCTTTGGCGGCGCGATCCTCGGCTTCTCTGGCGCTGCCATCGGTGGCTTCATCGGCTCCACCATCGGTTCGGTGGTGGACAGCTGGATCGTGTCATCGCTGGCGCCCGCGCAGAAGATCGAGGGCCAGCGCCTCGACAGCTTGCGCATCACCTCCGCCACCGAAGGGGCCATCATTCCCCGCCTCTACGGCCGCATGCGCATCGGTGGCAACATCATCTGGGCCACGGATTTCCGCGAGGAGACGAAAACCACGACGCAAGGCGGCGGCAAGGGCGGGGGCGGCGGCAAGGTCCGGACCACCGAATACCTCTACTATGCGTCCTTCGCCGTGGCGCTCTGCGAAGGCCCGATCACCGGCATCGGCCGCATCTGGGCCGATGGCAAACCGCTCGACATGACCGGGATCACCTGGCGCTGGTATCCCGGCAACGAGACCCAGACGGCCGACCCGTTCATTGCGGCGAAGATGGGGGCTGCCAACACCCCGGCCTATCGCGGCACCGCCTATGTCGTCTTCGAGGAACTGGCGCTTTCCACCTACGGCAACCGTCTGCCGCAGCTCAGCTTCGAGGTCTTCCGGCCACTCGCGGATCCCGACACCGCCGAGGGGCTCGTGAAGGCTGTGACGATGATCCCTGCCTCGGGCGAGTTCACCTATGCGACCGAAGCCGTCCGAAAAACCGTGGGCGCCACGACCACCATCTTTGGCCAGACGACAGGCGGCACCACCTCGGCCGAGAACCTGAACGCGCTGCCCGATGAGGCCGACATCGTCGTGGCCCTCGATCGGCTGCAGGCCATGGCTCCGGCCGTCGAGAGTGTCAGCCTCGTTGTCGCCTGGTTCGGGAACGACCTGCGCGCGGGCAACTGCACGATCAAGCCGGGCGTCGAGGTGGCGACAAAGGCCACCAGCCCCAAGGTCTGGACGGTCAACGGGGTTTCCCGCGCTGCCGCCCAGCTCGTCAGCCGGGATGCCGAGAACCGGCCGGTCTATGGCGGCACGCCTGCGGATTTCGCGGTGGTGCAGGCGATCCGCGAGATGAAGGCTCGCGGGCTGCGGGTGACGTTCTATCCGTTCCTTCTGATGGACGTCCCGCCCGGCAATACCCTGCCGAACCCCTACAGCGCGAATGCCGCGACGCCGGGCCAGCCGAGTTTCCCCTGGCGCGGCCGGATCACCTGTTCCCCGGCGGCAGGCTATGTCGGGACCGCCGACAAGGCCGCCGCCGCCGCAACGCAGGTCTCGGCCTTCTTCGGCGTGGCGACCCCGGCGCAGTTCTCGGTGTCGGGCGACACTGTCAGCTGGACCGGCCCCGCAGGCGATTGGGGCCTGCGCCGGATGATCCTGCACTACGCCCATCTCTGCGCGGTTGCAGGCGGGGTCGATGCCTTCCTGATCGGCACCGAGATGCGCGGGCTGACCACGATCCGCTCCAGCGCCAGCGCCTATCCGGCCGTCACCGCGTTCAAGGCGCTGGCGGCGGATGTGAAGACCATCCTCGGGCCGGGCACCAAGGTCGGCTACGCCTCCGACTGGTCGGAGTATTTCGGTCACCAGCCCGGTGACGGCACGGGGGACGTGTTCTTCCACCTCGACCCGCTCTGGTCGGACGCCAACATCGATTTCATCGGCATCGACAACTACATGCCGCTCTCCGACTGGCGCGATGGGTTCGACCATCCCGATGCTCTCGAGGGCTGGCCCGCCATCCATGATCGCGGCTACCTGCAGGCCAATATCGCCGGGGGCGAAGGCTTCGACTGGTTCTACGCCTCGGCCGCCGACCGGTCGGCACAGATCCGGACCCCCATCACGGATGGAGCGGCGGGCAAGCCTTGGGTCTTCCGTTACAAGGATCTTCGCGCCTGGTGGTCGAACCCGCATTTCAACAGGCCAGGCGGCGTCGAAAGCGGCGTGCCGACGGCTTGGGTGCCGCAATCGAAGCCCGTCTGGTTCACGGAACTCGGCTGTCCTGCCATCGACCGGGGGACGAACCAGCCCAACGTGTTCTTCGATCCGAAGTCGTCGGAGAGCTTCACGCCCTACTTCTCCCGTGGCTGGCGCGATGATGCCATCCAGCGCGCTTACCTGGAGGCCAGCTACCTCTGGTGGGGTCAGGGCGCGAACAACCCGACCTCGGCGATCTACGGCGGCCGGATGGTGCATGTGCCGGAATGCGCCGCGTGGACTTGGGACGCGCGACCCTATCCGTTCTTTCCCGAACTGACGGGCATCTGGACGGACGGGCCGAACTGGCGGCTCGGCCACTGGCTGACCGGGCGGCTGGGCGCGGTCTCTTTGGCTGCGCTGGTGCGCCACCTCTGCCTGCGCGCTGGGCTCGCGGACAGCCTGATCGACGTCTCCGGCCTCTGGGGCGCGGTCGAGGGCTATGTGATCGGCGCGCTGGAAAGCCCGCGCGCGTCGATTTCCACGCTGGCCCGCCACTTTGGCTTTGACGCCATCGAGACCGAGGGCGTGATCCGCTTCGTCATGCGCGGCGGCGCCTCGGTCGCCACGCTGGCCCTCGACGATCTCGTCGCCAATCGCGAGGGCGAGGCTTTTGAGCTGACGCGCGGCCAGGAGACCGAGCTGCCGCAGGCCTTGAAGTGGCAGGTCGCACGCGCCGACGAGGACTATGACGCGGCGCTTGTCGAGGCACGGCGCATCACCGTCGACACCACCCGCATCGCCTCCGAGTCCTTCCCCATGGCGATCCCTCCCGAGGAAGCCGAACGCCGCTGCCGCCGCGCGCTGATGGAAGCCTGGATTGGGCGGGAAAGCGCCACCTTTCGCCTGCCACCCTCGCGCCTCGCTCTCGATCCGGCCGACGTGGTCCGGCTCGCGCATGACGGTCGGGAGGTGGAATTCCGCCTCGTCTCTGTCGCAGATGCCGAGGCGCGCGGGATCGAGGCGGTGCGTCAGGACCGCGCCGCCTACGATCTGCCACCCGGCGATCCGCGGCCCGCGAACCTTGCCAGCCCCGTCGTCTTTGGCGCGCCCGAGGCGGTCATGCTGGATCTCCCGCAAATCTCGGAGGAACAGCCTGCCCATCGCCCCCTGATCGCCGCCCATGCCAGCCCGTGGCCGGACGAGATCGCCGTGTTCCGCAGCGCCTCGACGGATGGGTTCAACCTGCTAACCACGTTCGGCAGTCGGGCTCGGATCGGCACGCTGGCCTTCGACTTCTTTCCGGGTCCAACCTCGCGGTTTGATCTCGGGAATGCGCTGGTGGTCGATCTGCTGTCCGGAACCCTGGAAGGCGTGACCGACGTCACGCTCTTTGGCGGGGCGAACGCCCTGGCGGTCGAGAGCGCCGCTGGCCAGTGGGAGATCGTGCAGGCCGGAGCTGCCGAACTGATCGCCCCCGGCCGCTACCGCCTGACCCGCCTCCTGCGCGGCCAGCGCGGAACCGAACAGGCCATGGGCAACCCGGCACCAACTGGCGCGCGGGTGGTGGTGCTGGACACAACGCTGGCCTCGCCGCCCATCGCCGAGGCCGACCTTGGCTTGCCATGGAACTGGCGCGTTGGCCCGGCCGCGCGGGCGGTCAGTGATGCAAGCTATGCCGCGCTGGGCTTCACCCCCACTGGCCGGGGTCTCGTGCCCTTCGCGCCGGTCCATGTCGAACAGCCATGGCGAACGGCACGCAGCCCGGGCGATCTGACCATCCGCTGGACGCGCCGGTCCCGCGCGCTGGTCGCCGATGCATGGGAACAGGTCGAGGTGCCGCTCGCCGAGGACATGGAAAGCTACGATGCGCAGATCCTCGACGGCGCTGCGATCAAGCGCACGCTGACCAGCAGCACGACCTCCGTCCTCTACACCGCCGCCCAGCAGACCGCGGATTGGGGCGCGCCGCTCGGCCCCGGCCAGACGCTGGCGATCCGCATCTTCCAGCTCTCGAACCGCCTCGGCCGCGGCACCCCCGCCGCGGTCACATTGCAATTCTGATCCCAACCCACGGGAACCCCCATGTCCGACACCACGACCCATCTGGGCCTGCCCTACCTTCTGGCGGCCCAAGCCCAGAAGCATGTCACCCACAATGAGGCGCTGCGCCTGCTCGACGCCATGGTGCAGCTCTCGGTCCTCGACCGCGCGCGAACCTCACCTCCCCCAAGCCCGGCAGACGGCAACCGCCATCTTGTGGCCTCGGGCGCTACTGGCCTTTGGGCAGGGTGGGACCTGAACATCGCCTTCTGGGTGGACGGTGCTTGGATCCGGCTGGTGCCGCGCACCGGCTGGATGGTCTGGGTTGCGGCCGAGGGGCTGTTCCTCGTCTGGACCGGCAGCGCCTGGGAGGTCGTGGGCGAGCCGCGCGACGTGTCGGACGCAGTCTTCAGCCTGGTGAACGACGCGGACCCGACGAAGAAAGCGACCTTCTCGCTCGCAGGGATCAGCACCGGGACGACGCGCAGCTTCACGCTGCCGAATACCTCCTCCGAACTGGCGATCCTCGCGGGCACCCAGACCTTCAGCGGCAACAAGACCTTCTCCGGCACGCTGACGGCGTCCGGAACCGTGACGGTGTCGGCCGCCAGCGCATCGATCGGCACGGCGACAACGACCGCAACCTACGGGATGGGCACCGGCGCCACTACGACGGGCGTGACCAAGACCGTGAACATCGGCACCGGCGGCGCGTCCGGATCCACGACGGTCGTCAACATCGGTTCGGCCACGGCAGGGGCCGGGGGCACGACCGTCATCAACACGCCCACGGTCACCTTCGCCAATGCCGTCACGCAGGTCGGCATGCCGCAGGCGAACCTGACCGCACAACTCTTGGGCCTCGGCGGGGCCACGGCCGACAGTTACAACCGAGTGTCGGTGAACACCCCGGCCGTGCTGCTGAACAACGCCGGGGCCGGGATCGAGGCGACGGTGAACAAGGCCGCTGCCGGGAACGATGCCGCCTTCGCCTTCAAGAGCGGGTTTTCGGCGCGGGCGCTGATCGGCCTTCTCGGCAACGATGACTTCAGCCTCAAGGTCAGCCCGGACGGGTCGGTCTTCTATGACGCGCTGCGCATCGACCGCACCAGCGGCCAGGTGGAACTGCCGCAGCCCACGGTCCTGCCGGGGCTGTCGGCCGCGCCGTCGCCGCCACCGGCAGGCAAGGCGACCATCTACGCGCGCAACAGGGCCGGGGCGCCATGGATTGACGTCATGCGTCCCTCGGGCCGAGACTTTCCGCTGCAGCCGCATTTCGGGGTGAACCGGATCGCCAACTGGTCGCCGTCGGTCAGCACCACGATCACGACCGAGGGCTTGCCGATCACCTCGGTCGGGACCGTGTCGCACCCGGCCCTCGCCGCGACGAACCTGGCCGCCTCGATGCGACGCTGGCGCCTGACCTCGGCGGCCGTCGTGGACTCGGTCGCCGACCAGCGATCCGCAGGCTGGGCGTGCTGGCGCGGCAACGCGGCGGGCCTCGGCGGCTGGACCTTCGTCACCCGGATTTCGCTCACAACCCTGCAGGCGACCGGAATGGGCTTCTTCGGCCTATATGGTTCGACGGCTGCGCTGGCCACCACCCTGACGCTGGCCGCAGCCATCAACTGCATCGGCATCGGCTTCCAGCGCGGGACGCACACCCGCTGGCAGTTGGTCGCAAACGACGGCACCGGCGCACCGACCCTGACCGACATGGGCACGAGTTTCTCTATCGCTACGGGTGGCGTGCTGACACTGTTCATCGCGGCACCGCCGAACGGCAGTTCCGTCTGGGTGCGCGTCGTCGACGAGGTCTCGGGTGCGATCTTCGAGCAGGAGATCACCGCAGACCTGCCCGCCGCGACGCAGTTCCTGTCGCCGAGGCTGTTCCTGAACACCGGCGCAACCGCCGCTGCCGTCGCCTACGACTGTGCCGGGGTCTACCTGGAAACCGATTTCTGACCGACCGCAGCCCGCGGCAATGAAAGGACCAACATGAACGACCAGACCACTCTCGCCGGGGAGGTCGCGCGGGCCTTTCGGGACCACGGGATCACCGCCGCGCTGACTGCCCTGATCGGCGGCACCATGGCCCTGATCGCGGCGATCACGCGCAAGGCCTTCACCAACGAGGCCCTGCTGGACCGGCTAGACCGCGAACTGATCGCCGACCGGGACCGCATCGACCGCCAGCGCAGCGAAGACCGCAAGGCCGACGACGACCGTCTCGACCGGATCGAAACCGACATCCGCTCGATGCGCGACATGCTCTTCGACGCTTTCCAGCGCGGTCGATCCGACTGACCTATCGCCAATTCCTATCCTGCTCGACACCCCACCCGCCCCAGAGGCGGGTTTTTTCATCTGGAGGATCCACCATGCCGACCCTGACCTATCCCCATTGGCACGACGTTCCCGCGAACACCTGGCGCTGGCCGAACTTCTCGGCCGCCGAGATCGCCTGCCGTGGCACCGGCGCGATCAAGATCAACACCGAGGCCATGGACAAGCTGCAGGCCCTGCGCGACCGGCTGGGCAAGCCGCTGATCATCCGCTCGGCCTACCGCAGCCCCGAACACAACCGTGCTGTCGGCGGTGCACCGGCTTCGAAACATATGCAGGGCACCGCCTTCGACATCGCCATGGCGAACCACGATCCGGTCGCATTCGCAGAAGCCGCCCGTGCCGTCGGTTTCCTTGGCTTTGGCACCTATCCGCGCTCCGGCTTCATGCACATCGACCTTGGTCCTGCCCGGTCCTGGGGCGATCCCTTCCCGCCGCGGCCCGTGCCCTTCGCCCCGGAACTGCCGCCCGCGCGCGAAGTCCTGTCGGAAAGCCGGACCCTGCGCGGGGGCGGTGCAGCTGGGGCGGCCACGGTCGGCGCGGCCGGGGTGGATGCTGTGAGGGGCGTCCTCGCCGAAACCCAGTCCACGATCCAGCCGCTGGTGCCCTACCTCGACACGCTGCGCTGGGTGCTGATCGCCATCGCGCTGATCGGCATCGCCGTCACCATCCTCGCCCGGCTCGACGACTGGAAACGGGGCCAACGGTGACCGGCTGGCTCCTCACCCATGGCCCGGCGCGCAAGGCGCTGGGCCTGATCCTTACCGCCGCAGCGATCCTGCTGTTCCTCCTGAACCTGCGCCGTACCGGTGAACGCGCCGGGCGCGCGGCCGAACGGCTTGACCTCCAAGAGAGAAACGATGCCATCCACCGCCAGATGCTCGACGCCGCCGCCCGCCGCCCTCCTGATCACGATGCTCTGGCTGAGCGCCTGCGCGACGACCGGTTCTGACGCCCGCGCTCCCTGCCCGCCCGTGGTCGATTACACCAGTGCGGAGCAGGCGCGCGCGGCTGACGAAGTCGAAGCGCTGCCCGAAGGCGCAGTGATTGTCCGGATGCTGGGCGACTATGCCGTGCTGCGCGAGCAGGCGCGGGCGTGCCGGTGA